TTTGAAAAGTTTTCGAAAGGTATTAAAAATAATTCATTTAATATACTGCATGTTGTCAAAAAATGATTTAAAAACTGTAACAGTTTGATAATCAAAACAATCTGAAAAGTGCCCAAATTGTTCATAAGATTGTCCGGTAACCTTGTCGAGTACTTTCTTTTTTAACTTAGTTCCGTCAATGTCTTCTTTTACGCTCTCTAAGTCTGCAATAAGATGCTTACACTTAGGATCAATTATAACCTCAATAGGATAACGATTATCAAAGATTCTGTTTATAAAATCACGGCGTTTTGTTACTGACGGGTTTGAATAAGGCACACGGTTTGAAGTGTTAGAAAGAAACCGCTTAAATTTGCGTTCTACAATATCGTAATCATTGTATTGGCTTCGTGTATCTCTTTTCTTTCCCGATGCATCGCCGTAATAAAATATCCTTTGAGTATCTGTGTACCTGGTTAGAAATTCATCGCATAAACATTCCGTTTTGTTCCGTGGATTCGAGAGCGCTATTTCATCGATGAATTTAAGGATATACTTTTCGTCTTCTTTAGATATTTGCGCTATTGTACAAGAGATATAAGGCACTACGTTTTGATCATATGATATATGATAGGTTCCTGATTCATCGTTTTCTATTGGTCTAACGTGTTTGTTAAACTTAAATGAGCTGTAAAATTCTGCACCTGTTTTTATTCGACCCCATTCGCCTTTTACGTAAATTCTATATAAATTCTCATCCCCGGCGATCCTTTCAGTTAGTAGTTTAATATACTCCTCATCGATAAACTTATTATCCAAGTAAGTTGAATGGCAAATTGTCCGATTATCTAGTTCCTTATCGAATAATTCCGCTTTTATCCAATGCGTTTCATCAATTGGATTAAATGTTATTATAAATTGCTTATAACTTTCTGTTTCGCCTCTTAATCGTAAATCCAATTGGTCAAAGTCTGTTTTGTCTAATTCCGTTGCTTCTTCAATCCATATACTTGTTATCCCTTGAATAGATTTTAACTTTTCTACGTCATCCAGGCCGGTAGTTAAAATTTCGCTGCCATTGTTGAAATGGTAACTTAGGTTTGTTTTATTTGCTGTTACTAAATTTGAAACATTATAGTCAGCAATCAAATCGCCGAAAGCTTTAAAAACAGAATTTTGAATTGTATTTGCTATTTTTCTAACTACCAGAATACGATGACCAGGTTCGTTTAAACATCGAATAAGTATTTTTTGAACTGCAAAAATAGACTTTCCGGAACCGGAACCACCAAATAGAATTAAATACCTGGAATCATTTGAAAGCAAATTATAATAAATGTCGTTTATGTAACAATTTACTTTCAATTTATAATTTTTTAACTTGTTTTACTTTTAATTATGCGGTACTATAACCACAAAAACAAAACGTTTATTAAGTTTTGTCATCTTTTTTTGATGCAGGTAAAATAAAGAATTCTATTCTTTCGCCAAGTGTTGAATGATCGATCTCTGTTTTATCTCTCCATCTTGTTGATTTTCTATTTTTTAACCAAAAAATTAAAGCCGTTGTGTCAGGCGGCATTTGTTCAGTTAGGCTTATAATCTCTACCTCTTCGTCTGCTACAATTCTATCGCCAATCTGCTTGTGTTTTTTCAATTTTATTGCCACCTCTTTTTCAATACTACAACCTTTTGCTCTTTCATATAAACTTTCAGCAATTGTTATGTCGGCTATTTCTTTTCCTCTTTTTAAGGACTCTAAAAAACTAGGATATTTATTTTTCCAATTATTAATAGTTGATTCTTCTACTTCAAAAAAGTCAGCTATTTCTTTATCCGTAGCGCCTAATAAACATATTTTATATACAATATTATCGTGTTCTTTTGTATATTTTTCAGGTCTTCCAATACCTTCGGCAAATTTATTACCTTTGGGAGCAGCCATTTTCAAGTTTTAAATAAGTGGATTTGCAAAATATATAAAGATCGATTGGTAAATTATATTTTTTAATAGTTTTTGAAGCTATTTCGTCGTATTTTGTTGTAAGCAATATGTATCTATCAACCTTAATTTGATTAATTTCAAATAATACGGTATATGTTAATAATTGACCAATACCTGCATATAATTCTGATTTATAAGTAGGATTTTTTACTTCGATAGCGTATGTCTTATTAGCGCATTTAATGAAAAAGTCTATTTTCTTATTATCATTATAACGCATTTTTTTATTTATTGAGAACTCTCTTGAATGTGAAATATAAATATCATTTAAAACATCTATACAAAACAATTCAATATTATTCTCTATATAATTACATAAATCCTTTTCAGTCTTAAAATCCTGTTTTATTATTAAATTTACTTCGTTTTCATTAAATATATAATTACCATTAACATATAATGCAGGTCTACCGCCTTCGTTTATTTCTTCGTCTTTTGTCATGCTTTCAATTTAAACAATACTTCATAAACCCTTTCATTACCTTTGGCGACAATGGTTTTATCTCGACGAGTTTACGCCGGGGTACTGGCACTTTGGTTGGTGCCTCGCTGGTATGAAATGTGTTTTTCACTGTGATTCATAAAGTATTAATTATTAGGGCAAATATAAGTCTTTTTTATTAAAACGCAAAACCCGGTAAAACTTTCATTCTATCGGGTTTCTCGTGGAAGTTCTGAAAAGGAAAACTAACAAGTTTTACCCTTTCTCAGATGTTTGATTTTTTTACTGGTCTCATTAGCACATGTAATATACGATAAAATTATTTATTTACAATCTTTTTTAGCTCTAAATAATCCTCAACGGAATTAATAAAATCTAAAGCTACATCGTTTTCTGTTTTGCCTTCAAATGTTACTAGGTCTTTTATATTCGACAATTTACCGAAATAGACTTTTTCGTCTTCGTTAAAGTCGTATAATCCTACGTAATTTTTATAAATTATTATCATATTGATAAATTTTAGATATAAATATATAAAATCTTTTTGATATAAAAAAGCCCTGCGAATTTCTCAACTGGCAGGGTCTGTTACAAATCGGTTATGCGGTTGCTAGTAAAAAGAAAGGAAGTATTTGCAGCACTCCGGGTATTTAGTCTTTCGACTCGTTAAGGTTCACACCTTAAATATTTTACCTGTCAACTGCAAATTGACTTTGTTATTTTCTACTGCAAAGATAGAAAAATTTAATTTAAATAGATACTTTCAAGCAAAATATATTTTTCGTTATACAAGCAATCTTTGATTGTTACAGGGTTTGAGTGCAAAATAAAATAATCATTTACATTTTCTTCAATGATCATTTTAAGTATAATTCGATCAACTAATTTCATAGCACAGGGCTTTAAGTTTCAGATCAATTTCTCTTATTCGCTCAGTATTAGCCTTTATTCGTTCGGCCCGTTCAGCTATTTGTTTTTGTAATGAAGTTAATTTTACTTCGTAGTAAGAATTGATAAAAGCTGCGTCAGATTCTTCGATTGTTTTGTAACGTTCTAATTCCATAAGTCAAGGTTTTTAAATAATTATTACCAACTTTTTAGCTCTAAATTCCAGCCAGTTTTTAACTGAGTAAATTTTTTGAAAAAAGCATCAAAGGTTTTAAAACTAAATAACGCACCATTAAATTCAATTTTAAAGCCATTAGCCCAAGTATTTTTAGCTTCATTTCTAAAAGTACACTCCATACTTTTAAAATCATCGGTAAATGTTTTTTCATTATCAAAAATGATCTCTTTACCTTCTTGTAAGTGTTGTTTTAAAAAATTTTTCATGTCGAGTTTTTTAAGTTTACCCGGTGCCGGTATGGTGGCCGGAAAATCACCGGGGTATTCAAACAGAATGCTTTTCACCACCAAAGCCCGCTTCGTTGAGGTGATCTCTGAGAGTGGGGCAGCCCTGCCATAACTGACAGGTAAAAGGCAGGGTTATGGTTTTAAAAAGCATATAACATTTTGGTGTATTTTTACATTTTTTTTACTCTTGACAAAATTGTTGTTTACTCTAAACGCTGCCGATAACAAGCCACGCTCCTTGTAAACAAAATCATTATAATACTTCATTCCGTTTCTAATAAATATTTTTTTTGTATCACCAACAAAATCAATATAATATCCTTGCTTATCTCGAACTTCACCAACAACTATTACAAAATATGATTTAGGTTTAAGTTTTGTTATTGTATTTGCTATAATCCGTTCATATTTACAAATAAATGTATCATAATCCATAGTACTTAAATCTTGCTCTAAGTCTGAATATACTTCCAAATTAAAATAAGGAGGGCATGTAAATGCAAAATCATAAGTTGGTATTAAGTCATTTAATATTTGTTCACTATCTCCTATATACCATTGAGGCTGGTTGTTTACTTCTAATATATTTAACGCCTGTTCACGGTTACTGTTTACTTGCTCATGCCTCAATTCAATTCCAGTATATTTATACCCTAAATAATTAGCAACTATGCCACGAACCGAACCACCAGCAAATGGATCTATAATCAACCCATTATCAGGGCAAAACCATCGATACATTAACTCACACAATACAGGATCAAATATTGAAGTATTATTATAGTTTGGCATATACTTTTCTAAACCTTTATTGAATAATATATTGTCATTTCTTCCAATTTCAGACTTAATATTTAGTTTTTTCCACATCCTTAATCTATTAGCCCAATCTCCACTATTCCCATCTAGTATCGAAAATGGTGGCACAATAAATCTATTTTTAATTGATAGTTTTGTTATTATTTCATTGCCAAATAAATCAGTACTCATCAGTTATTTTTTATATAAAATTAAACTAATTTTGAAGTTGTAAGCAATTCATAGTATCTCGAATATGCTTCATTGTACACTTCATCACGTGTCAGTTTACTGTTAAAAAATGAAGCCCAATAGATACGTTTCCCATTGTCTAAAATTTCAATAAAATCTGTTGTTACATTTAAAGTTTTCATTTTGTCAAGTTTTAATTGTTATTTGATGAAGTAAAAATACATCATATTTTAATTCGATGCAAATTAATTGCACTTTATTTTAATAGTATTTGACGAACGTACTAATATTAGTGACGAAAGTTAATATATCTTACATTTAGTTCGTTCTTCAATTCGTTGGATCATTTTTCTATAATCCGAATTGGTCTCGTACATATTTTTAACGGTCTTAGAGCTGTGCAAAACCGTTGCATGATCTTTGCCAAATCGATTACCGGCTAATTGCAAAGACATAGATTCATTCATCTTTTTCATTATTATTTGGCGTGAATAAACAACCTCACGCCTTCTGGTAGTTGATTCAAGCTGATTAACAGAAACTCTTTTGCCCTGCAATTTAGACACCTCTTCACATACAACTACTTCAAAACTATCGTAATTAGTAGGTTCTGTTTTATAACTTGTTTTTACAATAAATCCGAAGCTTTCAACCAGGCCGGTGAAAAATTTAATTATCGGTAATATTCTTGTAATTATTCGAGTTGTATCTGTTGTTATTTTTATCTCGTATATCATTATTCCTTATTTTTTAAGTTAAAACTATTTCTTTAAAAATTACTGCATCCATGACAAACAGTCTTTATTTTAATTTATATTTTTCAATCGTTTCAATTAATGCGTACCGATCCCATTTAAAGACACTAAGCCCATTTGTAATTATAGCCTTTATTATAATAATTACCAGATTTTATAGGTGTATCTATTGCTAAATCATGCGTCCAGCCTCTTTTGATTCTTGCCGAAATAGCTCCAAAATGTTTAAATTTATCCATTTCTCTTAATAGGATGCGTAATGATTTTGTTTCTCCTTTGTATGTCACATATTGTGTTACTCTTCTGTTATTAGCACTTACTTGAGGTGTGACAAATCTGCAATTTTCTGGGCAATATCCTTTTTCATTATCAATTCTATCAATCATTAACCCGGGTTTAAAACCATTAATTAAAGCCCAATTTTTAAAAGCCATAAAATTATTAATCCACTCATCACAAATATTAATGCCACGATCGTAATATATATGACTTTTTTTACTGTCAGGGTTTAAGCATCTATATTTTAAAGCTGCCCATTTTCTATATAATTCTGATTTACCAGCTTCACCGGATTTTACCCCTGCCAAGCATCCACAAGATTTTATTCTTAACCTAACTAGGTGCAATAATCTTACATTGGTTATATTTCCACAATCACATTTACACATTATAACTCTATTAGCTTGACCTGATGGTAATATAACCCTATCAACCTCTTTGATTACTGTTAATAATCCAAATCTATCATTTTTATGTATTTCTATTTTCATTTTGCATAATTTATATGCAAATATAATATATTATTTAATTAAAACAAATGTCCAATCCGGATAAATAGCCTTTGATAAATCCCATTTCATTTTCCAAATGTCAGTTTCAAATCCTTTAACTTCGTGGTACTCTTCATGTCCATCTGAATAAATAACTTTAAAATCAATAAAATAATTGCAGATATGACAGCCATTAACCGATATGTCAATTTTAAATTGTGGAATCCATTCTTTTACTTCTCCGGCCTTTTTTAACCAATCCAATTGAATTGCGTATGAACATTCCAAGGCACTTTGATAATTCCGACCATTGTAATTTGATACTTTTGAATGATACTTATTTGATTTAGAAAACGATCTATTTATTTGATTTTTCATTATTTTTTGATAATTTTTGAAGATAATTCGATCATTTTTAGTATTTTATTTTAATTTCACTATAAAGGCGTTAAAGTTAAAAGCTATATACGTTTTTTCGGTTATCGACAACCGCATAAGTGTAAAAGGTTCGTCTTTCGCAAATTTATTTTCCAATAAAAATTTTAAATAACTTTTTTTAACTTTTAAAACGCCTGAACCATCTCTTTTAATTCGACTTATGAATTCTAAATCTCTCGCAAATTTTTCCATGATTAGTATTTTAAATTAGTAAAATGCCTTATTTCCATGTTTTCAACAGGTTTGTTGAAGTATTGAAAAAAATGTTCATCATTGTTGAACCCGTCATTTTGCGCTAAATTACTTACTTCATTTAAAGGTAATTCATTTTCCTCAATAAAAGGCCATAAGCATCCGTGATATTTATCCAAATCAAACCTCTGTTTACTTACTATTGTTATCGGCGGCATGAAATCAAATTGAGCCGGAATATTAGGATCAGGATTGCGCTTATAAGGTTTACAAGTCCAAACAAAGGGTTGTACGAATTGGCCTACTTTGAAACGTTCGGATTGGTTGCGGATGGTGTGAAGTTTGGGAATATATATTTTTTCTGTGTCAATATTCATCATATTTTTATAATAAGAACGAATATTTTTCATCCCAGTTGTCATTAAATACATAGCCCAAAGTTTTTCAATAAAATGAGTTTCTTCTCCTGAAGGAAATTTCAACATAAATGGTAGTTTCATAATCTTAAATTTAAGCCCAATAATAATTTATAATTCCAGTTTCTTTTCTCCTCTTTTTGTTCAAAAACCGCCTTACTTTTTTCTTCAATTTACGGTTTTTGCGTTTATTCTTTGTTGCTCGACATTGATCGCAGGTGCAAACGATTATTTTACAAGGGGGAGTTTTCATATTCTTAGTTTAAATAAATATTATTAACCAGTAATTTCTGCCAAACCACCAATAAGTTATCCATATTGAATTTCGCCACATTTCATCTCCCTTTTTAAATTCCAATTTAAAAAAAGTTTTTTCAGGTGTTTGATTTAAAATTAGTCTCATATTCTTATTTTAAAATGGTGTTTCTTTGTCAAAGTTGGCGTTGGGTTCGATCCTGGAATTGGGGTCAGCATGATCGTTAGGGTCGAATTCAAAAGGCTTATTCACATTTTCAAATTCATCGTAATCATACACGGCGGTCAAAGATAGATTAAACCTGAAATCTATAATCCCGGTTTGCCCATTTCGATGTTTTGCAATAATTAATTCACTCCTCCCATTGTACGCTTTTCCGTTTTCATCCTCTGTTAATCCATACATTTCAGGACGGTAAATAAACAGAACAATATCGGCATCCTGTTCAATACTTCCCGACTCCCTTAAATCAGAAAGACCAGGTTTTTTTATTGTTCGTTTTTCAACTTCCCGGTTCAATTGCGAAAGCGCAATAACAGGAATATCCAATTCCATCCCAATAGTTTTGCAGGTTCGAGAAATATAACTTATTTCCTGCTCCCGGTTGCGACTTGAATTTTCACCCTCAATAGATGCGAGTTGAATATAGTCTATAATAAGCATATCACATTGCCCTTTCCGGTGTAATAACTTCGCCTTGCTTTTTATCCGGTTAATATTTTTTGGCTTATCGTCTATAAAAATAGGTAAATTTTCCAGTTTTTGAATTGCGCTTTCAATTTTAGCCCACTCACCGTCCTGAATATTTCCAAACTTAAAATTATCTGCATTTATTCCAGAAGTTCCAACAAGTATTCGACCGCCAAGTTGTACGGATGACATTTCAAGCGATGCCAAGAAAACACTTTTAGAATTTTCTGCAGCCGTTTTTAATATCGCCAAAGCTAAGGCAGTTTTACCGGCACCGGGACGGGCGCCAATGACAATAAAATCTTTTGGCTGCCAACCGGATGTATATTTTGTTAGTTTTTGAATCGGTGTTTGTATTCCAATTGATTTACCTTCGCTGTATAATTTAACCCGCTGTTTAAACGACTCAAGAGTGTTTTTAATAACTTCATTAAAAGTCAAAACATCATCTTCAATATCGATATCGTTGTTTATTTTGTCGAGTTCAGCGTTGGCATAATCAATAATATCGAAGGTATCTAAATTGTCATCAAAAGACCGGTTCATTAACTCGCTACTAAAAGCTATACATTGCCTCTTGATAAACTTATCGTGAATAATTAAAGAATGATATTCGATATTGCTTGCACTTGTTACTTTCCCGGTTAATTGAGAAATGTAATGAGGGCCGCCAACAACATCAATTTGCCCACACTCTTTAAGTTTTTCACAAACAGAAAGGTAATCGATAGGCTGGTTTTTTTTCTGCAAGTCCTGAATAGCGGTAAATATAATTTGATGTGCATCTTTATAAAATTCACAAGGCTTTAAGGTTATCTTATCATAAGCACCTTTTTCAAGCATTAAAGCACCAAGAACCGCCTCTTCAATTTCGCACGCTTGCGGCGGAATTTTGCCTAAATCTATTGGGATTGTATTTTGTGGTTTCATGATAGTTTTTTATTTAAATATGCTGGTTGAGGTTCTTGTTTTGGTTGTAAAGTTTTATTTTCTTTAACTGGGAATAGTCCAGCATAATTACAAGCTATTGACTTTTCAATTATAGCTTTTGCAGTTTCGGTATTATTGTCAGAAATTTTCATTAAATGATTATAACATTGCTTTTCTGAATCTATTGATGCGTATTTTTGTTTTTTTTCTGCTTTGTATTTTAACCACTTTAAAAATGTTTCTTTAATTTCTGGTAATAAATATTCATATTCATTTATAATTACATCTTCATTTCCATCTTCAATGCTTTTTAAGCATTCAGTTAACCATTCGGTTAACCGTTCGGTTATATTTTCTTTAGAATAAGATATAAAATTAGTTACTTTAAAATTAGATTTCAGGTAGTTATAAGTTTTTTTATTAAAATTACCCAATCTTAACATACCGGCAAAAGTTCCAGTAATTGTATTTATTTTACTTTTTTCTGATCTTTCGGTCATAACTTGGTTAAGCTTTCGGTTAACCAATCGGTCACCATTCGGTTCAAAATGTTCAGAGATAACACTCCAAATTTTTTCAAATTTTTCAATTGATAACCCTACCATTTTAGCAAGCCTTTCAGTATTATTTGGTATGCCACCACGTTGATGTTGGAAACATAATAAATCAATATAAACACCTTTTTCTTCAGGCATATATTCCGCTGTTCCTTCAATCCAATCCTTAGAATAAAATAAAAATGCAGGGTCTTTCATGATAATTCTGGATTTATCTGTTCTAATCTATTTTGTAAAGTAACTAATCCGATTTCTAAATTTTCAATTGCCTGTTTATCTCTCAAAATATCTAAGGCTCTTTCGAGATAACTATAATTTAATGCATTAGATAATAGGCTAAACATTTCATTTACATCAACATCATCATCCTTTAATATAAAAATTAAATTATAAATATCAAACAATTCTAATTTTTCTATTGATGATATTAATTCCTCATATTTTTTCGGAATAACTTCTTTAATTTTTACATTGCTTTCTTCATGATGTTTTTCATGACAATCAACGCATAATACTTGGAAAACATCATTATCATATTCCCATGGTTTTCTATTCTTTAAATAAAATCTATGATGAATATGAAGTTCCTTTTCTTCATTACCACAGATTTCACATTTAAAACCTCGTAAATTAAATAATTCTAAGCGCTTCTTTTGCCATTTTGGATCGGTAAGTTTAGTTTTATAACTCATAATACAATGTTATTTCGTTTATAAATATCAGCTTCAAATTTTTTAAACTTTTCAATATCTTCCTTATCCATTAAAAAAACAATATCAATAAATTCATTTACAAGAGCATAATCTATTAAACCAGTAAGTTCAATATCAGTTTTATCATCAGATAATTTTTGTTCAATAAGAGAGGAACATTTAAATCTTTTCATGGTTATATTAAATTAAAAAGCCCCTAAAAAGAAAAATCCGAACGGGTAGAAAGGAAGTGACAAACTCCCGCCGAACGGATTAAACCTTTTAGAGGCTATGAGGTTAAATGAATTTTCGTTTTTCATTGTCGTTTACTTTTTACAGCTTTATCGGGTTTCCTACTCCCCGGCATATTGCGATTCAAATATAGTAATTATTTTTTAGATTTAATCGATAATTTCTTCTATATCTGTTGAAATATTTTGCCACATCCAATCATTATATGCTTCGTCGACTCTTCTTTCCATTTCTTCGTCCGACATATCCTCGAATTCAAGTTCTACAATCTCATCAACTTGAGAATCTGCCTTATTCGTTTTTACTGAAAAATTATATTTTACTTTCATGTTTATTTATTTATGCCTTTCGGCGGTTAATTATTTATCCGGTGTTAATCCCTTCCATTCGGTATTGGTTTCTACCCCCTCTCTGAAATCGTATTGTCTGAATTTTGGTGTTAATCCCTTCCATTCGGTATTGGTTTCTACCTGCATGATAATTGAAAATTTAGGCATGTTTGGTGTTAATCCCTTCCATTCGGTATTGGTTTCTACCCAACTAGAAATAAAGTCTTTTATTTGTTGATAGTTAAGTTCAAATTTTTCTTCAAAAACTTTCCAAACTAAACTATAACAAACCCATAAACAGCCATTTTTGTAATCCTGTTGATAAATCCATTCGCTTCCTTTATAGAAGGTAAATTCCTTTTCACCCGTGAATCGTTGTTCGCATTTATTGAACATCTCGAAAAGGAAGTCGGACATTTCTTTGTTTTTGTCTTGCTCACTTTTTTTTACTTCTTTAAAAATGATCGTTTCGAAGGTTGATTTTTCTTTATCAATCTCAAATCCTTTAGGTACCTGTATGTTAATTTGTTTTTCCATGACTATAGATTATTTTATTTATAATTTTATATACTATAAATCATTATCACAATAGCTACCAATAGCGTTATAGCTAATATTGCAATAAGTGTGAAGGCGAGGCATCCGATCTTATCAGTTGCATCCCATTCGGTTTTTATTGTTTTTAGGAATTTCATTTTAAAGTGGTTTTTGTGAGTTTATTGCCTTATCTAATAAGTTTACCCCAGTTAAATGTGATCGTTTAACCTTGCCAGTCTTTTGCGGCAAATACTTAGTATAATTGTTATACATTTGAACAACTGTTTCGCGATCGTGTCCGGTTAGGTAAATTCCAAAATTAATTAGTTTGTTCATTATTTTGCTCCTTTAAAAGTTTAAATATATCATCCATTCGCTTAGGATCATCTTTAGTATAAGTAATCCATTCGCCACCGTATCTGATATATTTTACAAAGTGCTTTGCGCATCCAATTACATAACTACATATTAATAACGCCAATATAATTGGACTTACAATTATTCGAGTTATAATTCGTTTCTTGTTCATATCAAACTTTTTGTTTATATTTTTTGCTCTTCTTAAGATCAGGATCAGGAATTAAATCGTTTTCTCCTGATGAAAAATATTCAGCGTAAAAATTCTGTAGGTTTTCATAATAATGCATTGCGTCAACCGTACTCATTTCTGTTGTTGTTAATCGGAATGCACTTTTAAATAGTTCACCGGTTCGTTTATCTACCATTGCAGGCATTTCGTCGTACTTCTTTTTTAGTCGTTCTTTATAATCTTCAGGTAAACAATAATGCATGCAATATTCATGTACTTGTTTTTTGCTTGGCGGGTGTAAAAATTCGCCAATATCCAATAATGCCTTTTCAAAAAACATATAAGGAATACCCCACATTGCATTGTTTTGCTCCAAGGATCGTTTGTTTTCGACTTTTTCGGTTGTGATAATATATCGGCCTGGCTTCAATGATTTCATTTGCTTTTGATATTCCTCAAAGTTATTCCAAAGTTTATTACCAGAATCAAATACATCGAACCAAGTTTGAATTTTCATAGCCAGAATTTTTGAACAATTAAACAGATAATAATCCCCGCGCATCCAGCAAGGATTACTATTCTGTTAAAGTCTTTAGGGTCTTTTAAATACCTTCGATCTGAGTAACTGCCCATTGTTTGAAAGATTTAAATTTTTCTTCAATTAAAGTTGTTGTTATATGACAACCTTCTGACGTTGACGGGGTAACTGGAATTTGAAAGGAATCAACCCAAGTTTTTAGCTTTTCTTTGTCAGGAGCTTTTGCAGCTTTTTCTTTTGCCTTGTGCTCTTCTTCGGCTTTCCTTTGTGCTTCTTTAGCTGCAAGTTCTTCGGCATCCTTTTTAGCTTTCAATTCAGCTTCTAATTTAGCTTTTTCTTTTGCTGCCTTTTCGGCTTCAATTCGTGATTGTTCCTGTTGCTCCTTAAGCTTTCTGTCGGCTTCTTCTTTTTCCTTTCGCGCTTTTTCTTCAATTAATTTTCGTTCAGCATCGGCTTTAGCCTTTTCTTTTGCTGCAAGTTCTTCGGCTTTTTGGCGTTCAAAAGCAAGTTGTTTTTCTTTTGCTTCATTTTCTTTTTTCAAACGTTCGTTTTCAAGTCGAATTCGTTCACGTTCTTCGGCCTCTGCTTTTTCTTTTGCTAACCTGTCGGCTTCAGCTTTCCTGTCGGCTTCTATTTTTGCCCGTTGTTGGTCTTTGGCATACTTTAAAAGTTTTTGGTATTCCTCTTCGGATATTTCGCCTAAATTACCTACAAAGGGAGCAAATTCGATTAAAGGTAAAATTTCTTCTTCACGTTGCGCTTTTAATTCTGATTTTCTTTTTGCCTCTGCAATTTCACGCGCCTTTTCAACATTGAAAAATGTTTCTTCAGCAAGTTTGCAGGATGCGGCGATAAGGTTATAACTGGCTTGCTCTAAGTTGCCTTTAAGCAAATGAATTTTTTTACGCTGATCTTTCAAATCGCTTGCTCCTGTGCGAATTTTTACAGTTTTTAACCGCAATTCACGGGCGATAGTTTCGTCGAGTTGTGAAGGGTTTTCGTAATTAATTTTGTTTGATTGTTCCTGAATTTCTGAAAGCTGTATAAGAAACGGCAAAAATGACTGTTTAATTTGTTCGCCCTCTTGAATTTCAAGACCTGATTTGTTTATAACTTCTTCAAGTTCTGTTTGTTTTACTAATACTAAATTGCTCATCGTGTTTATTTTAGTTTTGTTTTTAAAATGTATTCCTCAGTTCCCTTGTGCAACTGGTTGTTTTTTACTTCAACCGAATCACAGTTATTTTCTTTGCCTATCTTTTCGGCAAATAGAGCAGCTTCAGAAATGTTATCTTTTATCATGTCAAATTTAGAATCCGGGAATCCGGTTTTCTTCAAGGTTGCTTAGTAACTATTCATAACTGTTTGATTTAAAGTAAGTTACTAAAATGGAAGGTCATCGGTTTCATCATTAACTACCGGAGCCGGTTCACTATTTTCCTGCGGCGCAAAGCTTCTGAAATTACCCAAAATAGGTAACTTTTTAAACTCTTCTTTTTGTGGATCGGTTGCAGCCTTGTATGTTTCTGAGTCCACTTTTTGCCCAATAAACCCGTCGTTATCGTACTTATCTTTTTCTTCGTGTACGACAATTGAAATATTTAGCGCAACACGTCCGGGGGTGAATTCTTTTAAATAATTCTGATCGATAGGAATAAAAATACCCCGGATCATTCCTGATTGTCCTTTTTTCTCAAGGATTACTGATTTTAATTTGGTCAATTCGATTTGGCCTGAATAGTTGTTTTTCATTTTATTTGCGTTAAAAGTTTATCAATATAAATCCGGCATTTTTCAACCTGTATTTTTATACGTTCAATAGCTTGCTGATCCCGTGGAATATCGAAAACTTTAAGTTTCAATTTTGGATCAACATCCTGGTAGGTAAGTTTATTGTAAAACTCATTATAAATCTCAATATCCATATCCCCGAATCCGTTGTAAAAACAATAGTTTCGCGCTTCTCTTTCGATAAGATGTTGAGGTGTATCAGAAAGTACATAGATAAGTTTAGCAGCTTTCTTATTAGCCAGTTCCATGTATCCTTGAAGTTGCCAAAAATATCCACTGGTAGGCACTTCGGTTTCAAATAAAGGGAATGTTTCCCAGCTCCATGAATTTTTCACATCGAAAACATAATCCGGTAAAGATATATCCATGTGGCCTTGCATGTAATCGTTTTCCAAAAACTGATCGTCTTTAAAAAGCATACCTAAACCAAGTTGCTCAGACAGGAAATCAATCGAAGCGTCTTCCATTATTAAACCTTTTTCGGTGTACTTATTTGTAAATTCAAGTTTTCGATTGAAAATTTTACCTTTTAACCAATCTTCACAATACCCTTTAGCGGTTTCACTAAGTTCACCGGCTTCCTTTGCTGCTTTTAGTTTCGGTTCACCAATTATATGCCCAATAGCAGAACAGCGGATTTTAAATTGCCTGCCTGAGAAGTTCATCTTTGTTCTCATCTGTTATGTGATATTTCTTTTCAATCTGTTCGATTTTAAAACCATTCTTCAAGGCCTTAATCGCTTCAACCCATTTTTCAGTTTCCGGTAAAAGTTCGGGAAGTTGTTTCTGTTCACGTTCGACAGTGCCAAGGGAATCGAAAATGCTTTCTTCTTTTTGCCAAAGCTTTAAACCAAGGCCGGTATTTATAGCAACGCATTTAACAAAGGCTCTTTGTTGTGCTTTATGAATAGTCATTTGATTGGGGTCTTTATCGACCTTGTTCCCATCAATTACAGGGTAATCAATAGAATATTTTTTGTCGTCGATATTTACCCATACAGTAACAAAAGGATTTGAATCTTTATTGTAAAAAGCCGGATAACCTTCATTGTTTTTTATACACCCAAATTGAACTGATTGCGCTCCATTGTCATAAAGAAGCGTTATAACAGTTGCCCATTCGAGATAGTCCAAAGATTTTTCAGGCTTATTCTGTTGTAATTTACCTGTATTGTCTTTGTAAAATGTAGGTTTCTTTTTAACGTCCGACTTAATATCGAGCGCGTAAAGTTCTTTGAAATTTTTAAGCATAATTTTTAGTGTTTATTCATTATCTTTAATTTCCTGTTCCGGTTCGTACTCACGAACATTAGGTTCGTCATCCTCTTCAGTTCGACCATCGAACCAGTCGGGGAGGGTGCAATCGATCATTTGGTTACCTGTGTACATACTAATCATTATAAAGATTTTCAATTACGTCTTCTTGATCTGTAAAATCATCACATTCAGTAGGCATCCTTTGTAATCCTTCAATGCGTTCCTTCAATATTTCAGGACGGTTGCAGAATTTCTTTTCAATCTTATATGAATAAAGGAGTTTATCAGTCGCTTTACATTTAAAATAAATTTCCCATTGATCTTGTTCTTGATCTCCTGTTTCAATTACGTTTTTACCTTTAATTAAATTTTCACAAAACTCAAAACATTTGTGATAATTTTTAGGATTATTTTTGCACCATTTTTCATGATATGCCATAAAGCCCTTACTTATCATAGCCTTATTACAATGATCACATCTATAAACCTTTTCATTTGTCTGTTTCATGGTTACTCTTTATTTTCTTGAAGTATTTCAGGCCTGAGCAATATATCTTTATTCCTGACATTTTTATAATTGATGCCAAAATGTTTGATTAGTACTTTTTCTTTGATAAAAAATCGTACTAATTTTCTTAATTCACCCGGTTCTTTTGGTATTGGGCCGCGTTTTTTCTTTTCCATTTCCTGTTTTTTAATTTATTTATTGTTTTTAAAATACATTAATACAAATTGCAATCCAATTATGCCCAACTTATATTCAATTCTTTCGACGTGATAAGTCTTACCAATTCTAAGTAAATCAAAATCATTGAAATGTTCTGAATATTGATTTCTTAAACAAAATCTCACTTTATAAGGTGGAGTTGTAAATAATACCATTTTATTTTTTGTCATTTGATAGAATATTTGTACACAAAAATAATCAAATTTTTATTTAAATGCAAATAAAATGCACTATTTATTTTATCGATTTAAAAAGCCTTTCTCTTATTATTGTTGATCTTTCAAGCATAGTGCAAAATTTTGAACTGGGTTTATTAGCGTGTTACCGGTAATGCAAAGACAGCGCATCCATTAACTGCATACCTAAATATTTAGTGTACTGCGGTGGAATACTTTGAGCAAGTTCATGCTGCCCAAGCCAATGCAAGCCGGTCATTTCTTGTACTTCTTTTACTCCTGAAAAATGCCCTACATATTGTATAAAATCTCCGTTTATAGGCTTTCTGCCCATTTTAGTATTCTTACTTATGTGTTTTGGGTGTTCCGGGGCAATTAGTTTTATATTGCTTTCAAATAGCCTATGCCTATAAGTTTTCATTCCAAACATTGCCCCACATAATTCAATTGGGTTAATCAAAGGGCTTCCGGGTACGTTTTCAATAATATAAGGCAATCCGGTTTTTTGTAATTCTATCCGGGTTAATGCAATCAAATCAACATACTCTTTCCCGGCAATCCTAAATTGCATTGAAGCGGTTGAGTATGCCTGGCATGGTGGCGAAGCGTGTAAGGCATCATATTCTTGCCAATGTGCTTTTAAATATTCAATTGCATCGGCTTGTATAAATTTGCCTTTATGCTTTTGCTGTGGTTCAATATCAATCCCGGTAACATCAAATCCGGCTTGTTCGTAGCCATGCCCTGCACCACCACCGCAACAATAAAGGTCTAATAATTTAGGGTGAAAAGCACTACCGGTAACACGCGGTAATACGCAAACCGGGGTTTCGTTCTCGTTGGATAAGGTATCTATGCGCAAAGTTTCGTTCATCATATAAAGTTTATCTGTAATTAATCCCGGACAGCGCATACCGCCACCGTTAGGCGTAATGCTAAGAACCC